TTCGTAATTTTGGAATAACGAGTTTTGGGACGCTTCTGTCTTTTACTCATAGAGAATTAAAATTAATTCCTAATTTTGGCGCTAAATGCTTTAGCGAAGTCTGCGCCGTATTGGAAGACAACGGGTTCCCTTTTTACAGGCAACACAAGACAAGAGAATTCCTGCAATTTTTAGCAATCGCCCGCAATAAGTATGCCAGCGGCTGCGATTTCAATGATGATTTTATCAGGGAATGCAAGGTTTCATATAAGGAGGCAACCAAATGAGCGACGGTTTCAGCAAAGAGGAACGGGCTACGGCCTGGTGGGCGACCGACTCACGCAGGGCGGTATCTGGCGGGCTTTACGAGGTTCTACGGGAGAAGTGGGGCGAGACTGAGCGCCCTGATCTTTCGGGCATTGAAGCGGTTCGCATGGGTCTGATGATGCAGCCCGCGATTGCCGACATCTTCACGGATGTGACGAAGATCAGCACGAGCCCTCTGGATGATCCCGGCACATGCCGCACCCAGCCGTGGCTTCGCGCGCATTTTGACTTCGTGACTGAAGACGGTGGTCTTCTGGAAGTGAAGAACTTCAACATTGCCACCATCAACAAATATTCTGAGATGGACGAGCCCATTCGCATCCCAGAGCCCGATTACATTCAGTGCTTGCACGAAGCCGTGGTCCGTGATGTTCCGCATGTCTATTTTGCGGTTCTGTTTGGTGGGCAACAGTTTCGCTATTACAAGTTGGAATTCACGCCTGCTGAAAAAGAAGCTTTCATCCAGCGCGCAGCGCAGTGGTGGGGCTTTGTAAATTCTCGCATGTTGCCAGAGCCTACCAACTCAGAGGAAGCTACCATACGCTTCCCCAGAAGCATGGAGGGCTATGTTACCGCAGATGCCACCGTTGAGGCTGTCGCGAAAGAACTGCGCCATGTGAAGAACCAGATCAAGCAGCTCGAAGAATACGAGGAAAAGGCTACTTTCGTTCTTCAAAAGTGCATGGGCGAGAACAGCACTCTGATGAACGTAGCTGGCGAGACGCTGGCGACGTGGAAATCAGCGAAGGGCTCAAAGCGCTTTGATGCCAAGGCGTTCAAAGAGGCCCTTCCTGATACCTATGCACAATTCGAAAAAGAGTCCGCCGGTTCGCGCCGGTTTTTGGTGAAATGAGGTCACAATGAGCAACATGATGGTTCCGTGGAACGACCAAGAAAGGATGGCGAATGCTATCGCAAAGAGCAATTTATTCGGCCTCAAGAGCGCTGATCAGGTTCTTGCGCTCATGGCCGTGGCGCAGGCAGAGGGACGTCACCCTGGTTCAGTGGCACGCGACTACCACATCATCCAGGGAAGGCCAGCCCTTCGTGCGGACGCAATGCTCGCACGTTTCCAGCAAGCCGGGGGAACGGTAAAGTGGCTCAAATATGCGGACGACGAGGTGAAAGCTGAGTTTTCCCATGCCCAAGGCGGTTCTCTCACATTGTCCTGGACACTCAAGCAAGCCAAAGAGATCGGTCTTGCCGGAAAGGACAATTGGAAGAACTACCCGCGTGCCATGTTGCGTGCCCGTGTGATCTCCGAGGGAATTCGTACTGTGTACCCTGGAGTTCTCACGGGAGAGTACACCCCTGATGAAGTCATGGACTTCCAGCCAGCGCAGCAGGCTCCCAGAATTGAGGTTCTGGAAGGCGAGCCTCTGAAAGAAGGGATTGCGCTCTATGTCCCTGACGCGGATGGTTCTGTGAAGGTCTACAAATGGTGCGCTGGAGACGAAGAGTGGAAAGATACCTATTTGGACCTGTTGGAGAAGGTGAGAAACGCCAAAAAAGTGTCAGAGGCTGAAAAAGCCGAAAAGCTGCACTATCTGAAGGAATACAACGAGGAAACCATCGCTAGGCTGTTTGGCGAGGAAGAAACCGAGGTGGAAAATGGCTGACTACAAAAACAAGGACGGTTCAGGCGTTCTGTTCTTCAACGAAGACAAGAAACACGAGAAAGCGCCCGATTATAAGGGAAAGCTCATTCTCGATAGGGATTACACAAAAGGCTCAGAAGTGAAGATTTCGGGCTGGAGAAAGAAGACCCCGAAAAATCATCTTGTCTCTCTGGCCGTGGACAACTACTCCGCGAACACGGACAAGCAGTGGCCGAAACCGGTCAATGAAGACGAAACGATACCGTTTTGAGCACCATCGTTTTCGTCATTCCAGGAACGGCACGGGGGAAGCAACGCCCCCGTTTCGCTCGCACAGGACGCGTTTATACGCCCGCGCAGACGGTAAATCAGGAGGCGTATATCAAGATGTTGGCGGCAACCGCTATGCGTGGTCTTTCCCCGCTCATAGGCCCATTAGAGGCTACTTTCAGCATAAGCGTGGCAATACCCAAAAGTTTTACGGGTGAGAAGCGAAAACGAATAGAGGAAAAAAAGCTATTTCCTACTTCAAAACCCGACATAGACAATGTGGTGAAGCTGTTGTGTGACGCGATGAATGGCGTGGTGTACGGCGATGATATGCAAATTGTCGATCTTTATGTGAGTAAGACATATGCCGCCGCAGGTTCAACAACCGTGATGGTATCAATGAAGGGGACGAACGATGGACCAGAAAGATTTGGAGAATACAGTCAATGCTAGTTGGGCTCAGCATTACGACGAGCTGCATGGCAAGTACGAGAAGCTATGCGATGCGCTCTACAAGATCGTTGGCCTTGAAGAACACGAGATAGAAACGTGTTCTTGGATTGCCAAGACTGCATTGAAAGACACCGGGGAGTGGCCGAGATGACTGATGATCTTGTGAAAGAACTGCGCTTTTGGAACGGCGGTTACAAGTCAGATGAAAAGATGAAAAGAGCCGCCGACCGCATCGAAAAGCTGGAGGCGGCGCTGCGGGAAGTGATTGAATGCTGGGATTGGTGGCAAGTAGATACATACGATAGGTGCGCGTCTGTTCCATCTGATGCAATTCGAGAAGCCCGCAAAGCACTGGAGGGGAAAGATGAGTGACTACCAGGTCGCAGCCTTTTGGCTTGTGATCTGCCTACTAGGGATAACTCTAATTTGGGGACTGCTGAAATGAACTACACAGACGTATTCGCACAAGCCATTGCTACCTTGAGGGAGCGTGGAGAGAAGTATGGCAACGCCGCTGAGATGTTTGACCGAACAGCTCGTCTGGCAACAATCATCCTCGACAAAGAAATCTCACCTTTTGAAGTGGCGACTATCCTGAAGTGCATGAAGGACGCCAGGAAAAAGAATGACCGGCTTAACGTTGATCATTACATCGACGCAATCAATTACGAAGCGTTCGCGTATCAGTTTGCTACCGCCAGCTTGGACGCAGAAACAGAAGACAGGCTTACCGCTGAGTTCGCCAAGCGTTTTGCCCCTGTCATGCCTGACACAGGAGAATTCAATGTCTAAGAAGAAGCCCGCAGCTCCAAAAACTCCCGCAAGGCGCAAGGTATTTGTCGCCACTCCCATGTACGGGGGAATGTGCACAGGTTTTTACACGCAAAGCATTCTACAGATGCAAAACGTGTTTATGCAGAATGGTATTGAGTCCGCCTTGTCTTTTGTCTTCAATGAAAGCCTGATCCAACGCGCCCGCAACAGCCTGGCTCACGCATTTTTGAAGACGGACGCCACCCACCTTCTGTTCATTGACGCGGACCTGAGATTTGACGCCAACGGTATCTATCGAATGCTGGAGTGCGACAAGGAAGTGATTTGCGGGATATACCCTAAGAAGGAAATCAATTGGCCTATGGTGAAGATCGCCATTGAGCAAGGCGTCCCTGCTGAAGAGCTGAAGCACCACACGGGTTCATGGGTGATCAATCTGGCAGGCTATGCCGGGTCTGCCACTGTATCGGTTAATGAGCCGTTCGAGATATGGGCGGGTGGCACTGGAATGATGCTGATCAAGCGCGAAGTGTTTGAAAAGCTTAAAGAAACCACTGAAAGCTATCTGAACGATATGGTTGATTTGTCAGGCTCCATTCAAGACAAGGAGCGCATTTACAACTTCTTCTCGCTCAGCATAGAGCCGGGGACAGAGCGTCTTCTGTCCGAGGATTACCACTTTTGCCGTGAGTGGCGAGAGATTGGTGGACAGATATGGGCAGCACCCTGGCTCACGCCGGGACACGTTGGAACCTATCTGTTTGAAGGTCAGTTGCCGATAGACAAGGAAAACTTGGTTGAAGAAGGGCCGCAATAGCCGTCTCTTCGCGCATTGTTCACCTTGATTTCAGTTATCGTCTGGGAGGTATCTTTTGAAGACCAAGAGATGTCTTTCCAGACGTAACAAGCTGTCTGATTAGTCGCGTTTGTGCCCGTCAGACTTGAGCAAGCCATCAGGGGAAACGTCAGCAGCATCGCCAGCAGTAATCGCATGTTCAACTCTCCCAAGAGCATCAGCAGTAGCCTTCGCTTCGATCTCTGCGATGGCGTCAGACCTGATCTTGAAGTACACGCCGCCAAGAACGACGACAACAGCGACCGCCATAGCAAGGTAGCGGCCCAAAGGCGTGAAGAGAAGGTTAAACACCATGCTCCTCCATGTGTTTCTTACGGAAAAACCATATGGCCGCCGCCAACGCAATGATGGCGGACATGATAAGGAAATTGGGGTTGCTGAGTAGACCAATAAATTGATCCGCCGTGTCAGACGCGTCTTTTGCCTGCGCAGCGACTTCCTTTGCAACACCCAAGCTTCCAAGGCCTGCCGTGACCAGCGCTGCATTACCCTGTTTGCTGTCCGCCATCGTTCGTACAGGTACAGGATCGGGATCGGTGCGATGTTCATGTTCATCCGGCGATGGCTCCTCAGAAACCGCTGCAAACGCTACAGGCTCTCCAGCGGCCCACCACTGGCCTTCTGCCTGGCGACGACGTACTAGACCGGGGAGAACTTTACCGCCACCTTTGGTCCATTTCAGAAGCTCTGCGGGAACGTCGTTGAACTGCGCCGCGTTTACCTTTTTAAGAAGGGTGGAAGATTTGAGATTTCCAATGCCAGCGTTGTAGGCGAAGTCAACCAGAACGTCGAACTGGTGCTGCGTCAACGGCTGATGAACCATGTCGCGCACAGCGGTCTCGTACTGTTTCAGATCACGCGACAGGATGTCGTCTGCCTGCTGTTGGGTAATGGTCATGCCATCACGCGGCGGAGGGGCTCCAGCGGCGGATGTATGGCCGTAGCCAATAGTGCAAATTCCAGCCGGGCAACGGTAGGCCGTCAGCTTGCAGCCTTCAAACTTTTTGAGAAGGGCGGTCATTCCGCCTGGGCTCATTTGCATGGAATAACTCCTAGTGGTGGACAAGGCCAATAGCAACAAGGGCAATGCAAACAAGAGCCACAACAGTCGCAAGAAACACCGCACCCCACATCAGAAGCGTGTGCATCAGGGCCTCCTGTTCTTTTTCAGCCTCAAGAGCCGCAGCTTTCTGGTCTTTTTTGATCTGCGTTGTCGCCGCAACAACCTGATCCCATGCAGCGATACCGAATTCTCCAATGAAATGGTTCTTCAGATCGGCCATCATGGTTTCGGCTTCAGCCTTGGCGGCATACGCTTCCATCGCTATTTGTTGAGCGGATTTTCCTGCGGCAAAATTTCCTTTGGGCTCCGCAGCGGCGCGAGTAATGGCGGCAACGCTGTCAAACAACGATCCAAGATCGCCAGCCATGCCCTGTAGCTCTTTGCCTACAGATATACCGGCCTTGATGGCCTCGTAACTGCCTTTGGCAAGCGCTAAAAGTGTAAGCGGGTCCATTTACCGGCATCCCCATCTGCGACGAGCCGCCTTACCACGCTCTCCCTTCCACTTTTTTGAACGGGCGCAGAAGCTTTTGTGACGGCCACTCTTGGGGTCTTTGGTCGGGGCTTTCAGCTTGCTGCCAGTAGCCTTGTTGTACTTACGGCGGCCCTTCTCCGTGAGGCCGCCGCCAGCTTTAACGGATTGCTTCTCACCGCGACCGACGCTGAGAGACGGCCCCGACATTACAGACCTTCGCCGGGCGTGAAGTAGCACTCAGAGGCTGCTTCGCTAATGAAGGCAATATACATGTTGGTTCCCGCGCTGAACTGGTACGGGATCGTGTACACTTTCACCGAACCAGGCACGGAAACCAGCGCATAAGCGGGGGTTCCAGCAGCCGGTGCCGTACAAGTCACGTTCGACAGGTTGCTGACAACAAAATACACGGGAAAACCCGTGGCCCCGGTCGGTTGATGGTTTGCCACGCAAAGTTGGTTGCACGGTCCATCAGAAGTGACGGTTATGGTCTGGCTGCTGGTAGTGACGTTCGCCTTGTACGTCTTTCCCTGAGCCTGAAAAGCTATGTTGTT